GGGGATTGATGGAAGGGGACCGGACAACCGGTCCTTTTTCATTCCCTGAAATAGAAAAGAAAAGTAGCACAAAAGAAAAGATTACTAGTTACCTTAGGTTTACTAGTACACCTATAGGTTACTAGTATTATTTATATTATATATATAACCTAAAGGGAAAAAGAAATATAAAAGAAAAAGGGAAAGGGTATGGAGACTGAATACAGATATCCGGATGATTACCAGGTGAATATAGATGAATGGCCTGTAGATGATCAGGGAAGACATATTGTTCCGGATGAAATCATGCAGAGATTTTACAGGCAGCTTCCGACCGGAACCCTGAACGAAACCGGAAATTACATAGCATACAACGGCGGAAAGCTGTACAGACTCGGCAGAGATAAAGAGCGAGATGCTGAAGTCAACCGGGCAGGCGCTGACGCTACCAACGCAAAGAGAGCGCAAAGACGGTCCTTCGCTGAGGATATACGGGACATACTGAGTCGAAATGCTGACCCGGCTATATTACAGGCGGCAGGCATAGCCAAAGGGACATATCAGGATGCAATCATAGCCGCACAACTCCGGGAAGCAAGCAAAGGAAACGTAAGGGCAGTCGAGTTCCTGAGAGATACAGCAGGAGAAGCACCGGTCAAGCAGCAGGAGATCACAGCCACAGTAACAGAGGGAGACAAGGAGCTACTGCGTAAGGTGCAACAGAGATTAGGTATAGAGTAACAGTAAAGTAACAGCACCGGCAGCAGGCCCGGAAGAATCAGCAGGTATTATTAAATACACCATTAACAATAGGGCTAGCGCTTCTCTGTAGGCGTTCTGTAGATCAAGACAATAAAAGTATCGACGGAATGTATCGGCGCTGTCCTAGGGCTTTCTAGGGGCTTTATTTGAGGTGTTATTGTGGTGGATCATACCCCAGAATTTTTTATACCCTGATGCAGATCCGGTTCCTGGTACTGGGAGAGATTGAGAGGGGGACCCCTACCCCGACCCCCTCCCCCTACACCCGAGAAATTTTTTTCCGCGAAAAAAATATACCCGCCAGAATAAATTTTTCAAAAATCGGTTCTGTACGCACACCGCAAGAGAGATGAAAGACGAGAGAGTATATATCAGAGTCAGTGAAGAAGAGAAGAAGATCCTGATAGACCTGGCGAAGAGTCAGGGGATAAGCACCAGTGATCTGATAAGAGGATTGCTTAATCAGGTGCGGGAAGGGGTGATCATCCTTGAACACGGTACGGTAGCGAATCCGTACAGGGAACTGGAGCTGATGTGTGAGAGTAAAGGGATAGACGTAACTGAAGTGATTAAGAACACCATAGAAGGGATAAAAGAGTTATGAGAGCCAATGACTACAAAGCAGGAGCAAAGGCTTTAGCGAGGAGCGGCGGACGCAATGCCACGATCCAGAAGTTAAAGGACGAAGCCAGACCGCAGCAGAAAGCGGGAAAAGCCCGTGAGACTGTCAGGAATGTGAGGAAGAAGAAATGAGTACCATTCAGAGAAGAGCGAGACAGGCAAGAAGCCAGGCACTCAGCCCGGACCGGGAAGTCCCCAGATCGGTGAGACAGGCAAGCGGTCAGCCCGGATTAATCCCCAGACCGGCTCAGAGCAAGGAATACAAGACACAGAGCGCCCAGAAGGGAGTGCGTGAAGCCGTACCGGCCCGTAAAGAGAACTACGGTGCTAGATACAAGGACATGAAGTATCAGAACGGTCCTGCTCCTTTCGTGTCGAAGGGCAAGCGCAGTTCCGAAAGAGGAACGAGAAGAAGCACCACTAAATAAGCCATGGTTTTCATTTTGTGGCCTCCTTTCTTATAGCCCGGTATGGTGTCAAAGCCATATCGGGTATTTTTTGAAAAAACATCAACAAAGTATTGTATATCCCCGGGGTTTTATCCCAGTAGAGATAAATCAGAATCAATTTGAGCGCACTTGAAGAGATACGGGATCAGGAAATTGAATACTGTGCGGGAGATATCGTCTATTTTGTCCTTACCTACGGACATATAGAAGACCGGGACAATCCTGACAACATCATTCAGCCGTTCAACTTATGGCCCGAACAGAAACACGCCATCAAGGTGATGCAGAGACATAAGCACACGATCATCCTCAAGGCCAGACAGTTAGGCATCACCTGGTTAACCCTTCACTATGCCGCATGGCTGATGCTGTGCCATACGGGACGGAGCGTGATTGGTCTGTCAAGGTCCGAGTCGGAAGCGATGGAACTGATTCGGAGAATGTGCGTGATTCTTAGAAATATGCCTGAGTTGATCGCCGAGAAGGGTGAAATCCCTTTAGGATGGACCGGCCCGTGGTTTGAGAGCACCGCACTTACGCTGAAGATCCATTTCAGGAACAAGAACGTCTCCACCATGCAGTGCTTCCCGTCGAACGAGAACGCTGCGCGATCCTTCACTGCGGACTTATTGATATTTGACGAGTGGGCGTTTCAGCAGTTCGACCGAAAGATCTGGGCTTCTGCGTTCCCCATCATCAACAGGCCGTTAAGCGGTCAGGTCATAGGTCTATCGACCATCGAGAGAGGATCATTGTTTGAGGAGTTGTTTACCGGAGACAATGACTTCTACAAAATCTTCATCCCCTGGTATGCCGATCCCAAGAGGGACGAGAAGTGGTATCAGGAGACGAAGAAGAACCTTAAAGACCGCATGAGCGCTGAGTATCCCGCCACGATTGAGGATGCTCTTACTGTTCCGGGCGGTGCGTACTTCCCCGAAGTATCCGAGGATTCACTAATCACGGACAAGGAACTGGAAGGGAATACGATCACCTACTTCACTATGGACTATGGTCTGGACAGAATGGCTGCTTACTGGATCAAGAGGGACGCATTCGGCAACTCCCAGATCATCCGTGAGCACTGCGAGTCCAACCTGACGATAGGGGCGGCTTCCGAGACGATCAAGGCCATCACCAAAGGGTTGATCGACAACGAGACGATTCAGGGTGTGGCATTGTATTTAGCGCCCCCCGACCTGTGGAATCGTTCACAGGAATCCGGTAAGTCCAGAGCGATCCTGTTTCTGGAGAACGGAGTCAATCTCACGAAGAGTTCCAATGACGTAGACGCAGGCTGTGCGGCGATGAAAGAGGACTTAGCCCATGAAACGGGCGAGAAATCGAGACTGACGGTCTTGAATAACTGCGCTCCCGAACTGTATGACTGCCTGCGGAAGATACAGCACGACGAGAAGAAGCCGAACCGCTATGCGAATGATCCGCATAACTTAACCCATGCCCCGGACGCATTGAGATATTATTCGATCTACTGGACTACCAATGCTTCCGTGAAGAAGGACGAGAAACACGCCAAGTGGACGGAAGATATGTATGAGGACTTTGAGAATGCGGGAGACGAGGACCGCAAATATCTTCTCAGTAAGTGGGGAGAACCCGGATGAACATATTCAGGAGATTCAAGAAAATGGCTAAGACCGCATTTGAAGATCACAAACTAAAGGATTGGCAGTCGAAGCTTGAAACTGCGAAAACTTTATATTCGGATGACCGGAACCGCATGAACGAGTTCCAGTCGTACTACAAAGGTGACAGAGCGGTACGCCAGGACCCGAATAATGTCAAAATGCCCACCAAGGTATCGTCCAATGTGCGGAACATCGTCTATGAACTGATCGAGAGCGAAGTAGATACGTCCATACCGATGCCCAGAGTCCGGGCCATCCATGCGGAAGATGACGAACTGGCGAAGAAGATCGAGCGGTTACTAGAAAATAAGATCCATAACTGCGGATTGCCCAAGCTAAACGACCTGATGGAGAGAACCACTTATGTCCAGGGCGGTGACTTCTTCCATGTCCAGTGGGACCAGAACGCCGGTACGCATACGCAGATCGGCGATATTCGCATTACCGAAGTCCATCCGAAGAAATTAATCCCGCAGCCGGGTGTCGCAGACCTTGAAAACATGGATTACTTCTTCATCCAGGAGTTAATGACGAAGAAATCCGTCCAGAGGGCCTACGACAAGGACGTTTCCGAGACGGAAAACGACCAACCCGAAATGAAAGACGGCATTGACGATGCCAATTTGAATCCCGATCTGGTCACTGTGAACACTGCCTATTACAGAAACGACGATGGCGGCATCGGAGTCTATGTCTGGTGCGATAATGTCGTTTTAAGGGACTTAGAAGACTATCAGGCACGGTATTTAGACCGCTGTGAGAAGTGCGGAGCGGTCATGCAGAACGGCATTTGCCCTATTTGTGGGAGCAAAAAGAGCAAAAAATCGAAGGAAGACTATGAAGATCTGGTCGATGCAGTCGAAATCAAGGTAGACGGAGCAGCTTCCCCGGCTACTTTGAACCCGTTTGAGCAGGAACCGGTCTTAGACGAGATGGGGAACCCCGTAATTGACGAGATGGGCATCCCCCAGATCAGGCAGACGAAGAAAAAGATCCCGTACTATAAGCCTGATGTGTTCCCGGTCATTACCAGAAGGAACGTCAGCGAACAGGATCGTCTCTTAGGATCGTCCGATGTGGCGATTATCATCGACCAACAGGACACGATCAAGAAATTAGGATCCAAAATCAACGAAAAGCTGCTGAAAGGCGGCTCTTTTGTTACTTTGCCGAAGGGAAAAGACGTAGAGAAGACCGATAAGGAGTTTAAGATCATCCGAATCGAGAATCCTGCTGAAAAACAGCTGATAGACGTGATCAATATTCAGCCGAACGTCACCTACGATCAGCAATATCTGGAAGTGAATTACCAGTGGGCGAAATCCGCATTAGGTATTACGGATTCCTTCCAGGGCAAATACGATGCGTCCGCACTGTCTGGTTCGGCGAAGCAGTATTCCATCAATCAGGCGGCAGGCCGTCTGGAGTCGAAGAGAGTACAGAAGAACGAAGCGTTCGCAAAACTGTACGAGATCATGTTCAAGTACTGGTTAGCCTATTCCGATCAGGATACGGAACTTTCCTCAGTAGGTGTAGACGGGCAGCCGGTGCATGATTCCATTTCGCGCATGGAGTTCTTAAAGATGGACCGTGCCGGTGAACTGTACTGGGATGACGAGTTCCTCTTTGAGACTGATCCTACTTCTACTCTGATGCAGAACAGGGAAATGCTGTGGAACCAGACGGACATGAAGCTTCAGAGCGGTGCTTTCGGACAGGTAGGTGATCTGGAGACAGCGAGAGCCTATTGGACGATCATGAAGGCCAATGGTTATCCGAACGCCGGTAAGATCCTGGAACTTGTCGAGGGACGTATCGAGGAGCAGAAACAGATGGCACAGCAGATGCAGGCGGCACAAATGCCGCCGATGCCAGAAGGAGCGCCAGGTGAAATGCCCATTATGTAATGTCGAGATGCGCATAGACAGAACCGCTTTCGTGATCAAGGAAGACGGGAGTTATGCGCAGAAGATGTATTTGAAGTGCCGCAATCGGGAATGCCCGAATTACGACAGAATAGTCACATCAGTCTATGATCCGATCGTTGTGACACCGGACGATGAGTAATGGGGTTTAAAGCCCCTTTTTCATACTCAAATTCGCAGGAAAAGCGCAAAAATCCAAACCAGAAAGGAACACTATGCTGTTCAACAAACTTATCTATCTCTCCGAAGACGGAGACGGTGGAGCAGTAAGCGAAAACACTCAGGAAGTCGCTGCCCCTGAAGAAGATTCCGTAGACGAGTCCGAGGATACTGAAGAAGAATCCGAAAGCGAAGAGGACGAAGCTGAACCCGCAACTCAGCAGTCACCGGAAGAGAACGCCGTTTATGCGAATATGCGCAGAAAGGCGGAAGCCGAAGCGAGGAAAGCTTTTGAAGCCCGTGAGAAGGCATTAAATGAACGATTCTCCGCGATGTTCGGCACTTACAAAGACCCGGTCACCGGAAAGGCTATTTCCTCTGCGGAAGAGTACCTGAATGCCATACAGGCACAGGAACGCAAGCAGATGGAGAGCAAGCTGAAAGCCGCCGGTGTGGATACGGATATCCTTAACCGGGCTATTGAAGCAAACCCCGTAGTCCAACAGGCTCGTCAGGTTATGCTTCAGAATCAGCAGGCCGAAGTCAACCGCATGATGGAAGAAGATTTTAAGAGCATCATGTCGTTTGATCATTCGGTTCAATCGACTGAGGACATTACGAAGCAGGATAACTTCATGGATGTCATTTCTTACGTCCAGAACCATCCCGGAACGAGAATGTCCGAAGCTTACAAAATAGTGAACTTTGATCGCCTGATGAATGGCAAGGCGGCTGCATCAAGCCAGGCGGCTATTAATCAGGCAAAGGGGAAGTCGCACTTAAGCAATGCCCCTGCGGCGGTAGCGGAAGACAAATCCGTAGAGATTCCCGCTTCCGAGCTGCCGAGATGGAGGGCGATGTTTGAGGACGCTACCCCTAAACAGTTGAAGGAGAAATACAACAGATTTCTCCGAAGCCAAAGAGAGGGTAAATAAGCATGGCGATTACTATTTCAAAGAGCTCTGCTCTTAATGACGATCTGTGGAACGAGTGGGCTCCGCAGCTCCTTGTTGTTATGCAGGACGCTGACAACGAGAAGAACATCTATGAGGATACGCTGAATGCGATCTTCAACGTGAAGAAGTCCAAGAGATTCGGCGAAAAGGCCACCACGATGACCGAGTTCGACAACATGGAAGTTGTTGCCGAGGGCAGCGATGGTGTCCAGGACGATTTCTCCGAGGGCTACGCAAAGCTGATCGAGCACTTCCAGTTCATCAAGACTATGGTGCTTACTGCTGAAATGGCAGAAGACGCTGATGTCGATATGATGAAGGCGAAGGCCCGCAACTTTGTGCAGGCTTATAAGAGATCCCGTCTGGCTTATGCCACTGCGATGCTCACCGGCGCTACCGCCACCACTTTCACCTATGGTGCTAAGAGCGGCATCAGCTGCGCAGGCGGTGACGGCAAGGCCATTTTCGCAACTGACCACCCGGCGTTCAAGTATAAGACCACAGCGGCGTACAACCAGTCGAACGTGTTCACGAACGATCTGGGAAGCAATGCGGTTATGCTGAACCGTCTTGCGAACATCGGACGCAACTTCAAAAACGACACCGGTATCGTCCAGGGTTACACCTTTGATACCATCATCATCCCCGGCAATCAGCCCGCGATGGAAGACACCGTGAAGAAGATCATCGGATCTGATGGTGAGGTCGGGACGAACTACAACGATATCAACACCCAGAGGGGTAAGTGGAAGCTGATCGTCAATCCGCTGTGGCAGTGGACTCCTACCGCACCGGCAACGAACGTCCCTTACATCCTCATGTCCAGTGAAGCCAATAAGGAACTCCTGGGCAACGTCTTCTGGGATCGCAAGGAGTTCGACGTTAAGGACGAGGTCCTTGTCCCTAGCCGCAACTACCGTGCTTCCGGTCGTGCAAGATGGTCCGCAGGCTGCTACAACTGGCGGCATATGCTGATGGGCGGTGCTTCTTCCGGTACGACTCTCAGCTGAGAACCACAATTATAGGGGCGGGTAACACCGCCCCTTTTTTGCGAGGTGCGAAATGAAGATAGGTGACATTGTAGAAAGAAACGGCGAGAAGTACATCGTCACAAACGTGTATACGCTGTGCGGCGGAATTGCCTATGATACCGATCCTTTCCAGGATCTTCCCTTTGAGGAAGGGCCGATTGAAGAGGAACCCGTAGAACCCAAGAAGAAAAGGACCAGGACGAAGAAATGACTTACCAGACATGGGGTGAAATAAAGCTTGCGACACTTCAGAAGATGTTCGCATCGAAGGGAACGACGATCAACGTCGATTCAAGCACGGAAGAATATATTCATTCCATGCCGCAGGCTTGTAACGAAGCCTTACAGATGCTTGCAACGGCAGGCAAATTCATTCTTGATTCCCTGACGATCATTGTTCAGCCGCTTGATAACCTGTTGAACGAATCGGGGCAGCGCAGTCATGTGATGTTTACTCAGCCGCTTGAATTTACGGCGGACAAAGCGAAATCGTATTACTTCCGTGCGAATGGCTATATCACTGTTAACATTTATGTTGGCGATGAGGTCCAGACCACCATCAATGTAGCCAGTAACAGTACCTATGACAAATACAAAGGGATGATCAGCAACCCGGACGGCGAAAAGGTACGGCTTGAGTTCATCCCGGAATATCCATCAAACATTAAGAATGTTGCTCTTTATCCTACTGCATTTGTGAATGATGCGGCTGTACCGGACAACGAAGATTTTGTCATGTATCGTCTGGACGATTTGCTTTCTGATTTCTATCAGCTGTCTCCCGGCGATATTTACTATGAGGGCAACGAAGAACCGAAGTATCTGGCGGCTGACAGGTACTATCAGGAAGCCGGAAAAACCCTTGTGCTCCGAAGGGATATGCCTGGCGCTTATACGATCTACTACAAAAAATATCCTCAGACCATTACATTGAATACCCCTGACAGTTACGAGATGGTGCTTGATCCGGAAGTAGCTGCGCTGCTGCCGCTGTATATGGCATCACAGCTGTATAAGGATGATGACAACTCCATCGCTACGGTATACCGGAATGAGTTTGAGGTGGCGTTTGAACGCCTTGTAGTGTCCTCACAGAACAACAGCGTTCCGAGACGTGAAGAGTTTGTATCAGAATCGGGGTGGACTGCATAAATGCCTACTCAGTTTAAGATACCGGCAAGCCCGGCAATTCATATATATCAGCAGGATCAATTCCTGGGGGCTGACTTCACTTCCGATGCGGCGAATGTAGACGAAACAAAGTCCCCCAATACGGTGAACATGATCCGGTCCGTCCCCGGCAAGGTGCGCAAGCGGAGAGGATACGAAGTGGTGGAAGACTATGGTGCGTGTATCTACGGAGCGCACCATTTAACCACTTCTCGGAGTTGGCTTATCCATGCAGGCACGAAGCTGTACAACTATTCCCTTCCGAAAGGCCGCAAGTGGGTTGATGACAGCAATCAGCAGATCGTGGACTATGACGATAAGAACATCATCCTTCTGACCGGCAATGTAGAAGACACAGTAGTCTATACGGGGATGGCGGAGCATCGTTCCGTATCGTTCCAGTTGGACAACAAACTGGTCATTCTGGACGGCACAAGGCCTTTACTGTATGACGGATTCACGATCAAGCCATTATCCGAAGGAGCCTATACTCCTACACTGACCATTGCCAAACAGTACAACGGCGGTGGTACGGACTATGAGCCGCTGAATCTGATTAATCCCGCATTCATCGAGCAGTTCTATGTAGCGGCGAACTCCACGGACCCGGACTATGACCCGACTACCATCACGACATTCCAGTTAACCTTTGGGGATCTGGATGCTACGGAAGTGGAAGCATGGATACTGGATTCCAACGGCGAATGGGTAGCGAAGGAAGAAACAACTGACTTCACAGTAGACCGGACGGCAGGCAAGGTAACATTCCTCTCCGCCCCTGGGGCATCCCCTGTAGAAGGCCAGGATAACGTCAAGATCAAGGCGTTCAGAACTGTAGAGGGATACGCCAACAGAATCAATCACTGCACTATCGGTGCGATGTTCGGCGTAAACGGAGCGCACGACCGGTTATTCTTATCGGGCAACGGGGATCAGGGAATAGCGGACGGGAAGTATTATTCCTTCATCAATTACGACTGGTTCTCACAGCAGTATGATCCTACTTATTTTGCGGACACATGGTACTCCAAACTTGGAGCAGACAGTTCCGCAATCATGGGTTATTCGATCATCAATAACTATCTGGCGGCTCATAAGGACACGAACGAGACTACGCAGTCGGTCCTTCTGAGAGAAGGCAACCTGGTCGATTCACAGCCTACATTCCGACTGATCAATTCCCTTCAGGGAGACGGTGCGGTCAGTAAGTACTGCTTCAGTTATCTCGCTACGGAACCATTGTTCCTGACGAAACTGGGAGTGTATGCCGTAACCGCACAGGATGTGACCGGAGAGAAATACGCACAGAACCGTTCGTATTACTTAAACGGCAAGCTGCTGAAAGAACCTAACCTTGAGAACGCATTTGCGTACACATATAAAGACTTCTATCTGCTGTGCATCAACTCTCACGTTTATGTTCTGGACGGTTTACAGGCGCTGTACACGAACAAGAGTATGCCTTACGCCACCAGACAGTATGCAGGCTTCTACCTGGAGAACATTCCTGCCAATGCGATATGGCAGATAGAGGACGATCTGTATTTCGGCGGAACCGATGGAAAGATGTACCGCTTCTATCCAGACGAATCATCCATATACTCCTACAACGATAACGGGGAACCGATATCTGGAGTATGGGAGACAGCGGATATCAACGGACAGCTGTTCTACAAGAACAAGACATTCCGGTATATCGCGATGCGGTGTACACCGGCGGTATCGTCATCCATCCAGATATGGGCGGAGAAGTACGGCATCTGGAACATGATTAAAGAGGATACGCAGAACGTGCGGTATTTCTCTTTCCATAACATCGTGTTCAGCAAAGTAACCTTCTCCAACGACAAGACGCAGAAGACACTCTCAACGAAGGCCAGGCTGAAGAAACTGGATAAAGTGCGTTTCCGGTTCATCAACGAGAAAGTGAACGAGCCATTCGGCTTAAACAACTTTGCTCTGGAGTACACGCAGAACGGCAACCACAAATAAGGAGAAAAGATGGCATTTAGCAAGATAACGGACGCTGACCGTTTGAACAAAGGCGTGACCGGTCTTTCTGATACGCCCAACTTAGAGACTTCCGAAATGCAGAGGAAGTTCGATGAGTTGGCGAATTTATCCATAGACCGGTTTAACAATCACATTGACGAGATTTCAGCGAACACCGGAGCGGCGAACATAGGAGCGGCAGTTCCCGATGGGTTTACGGCGGACAACACGGTGCAGTCCGTTCTCAATGCTATCGCCAGGGGAACGAGTGACAATACTGCCATTGCCCACACCCACACCAACAAGTCCGTGATAGATCTGATTACGGCTGTGGTGAAAGAGAAGTACGACCATGTAGCGGCGTTGTTCCAGCGGATCACAAGCGTATCGCAGTTCGTACTTGATGATACCGCTTCTGTTCCTACGGGACACGCTGTAGTCAGCTATGTTTCCCGTATGGGCGGCGGCGATATGCTCAAGGCCACATATGACCAGGACAATGACGGCAAAGTGGATGTCGCAGAAGATGCGGAGATGTTCGGCGGAGAACTCCCTTCCTACTATGCGACTAAAGCGGAACTGGATACGAAGCTTGACGGTGACGGTCTGGATACCGATTACAACGATGTCATAACCGGCGGATCGGAAACCAAAGCGCCTGCCAACTCTGTCATTAAGACGCTGAATACGAACATTCAGGCACAGCTGGCAACCATGATTGCAAATTTCCAGAATGGCTGTAGCAGGATTGCTGCTGCGATCACCGGCGGACGAGATGGTCAAGGCACTGGTGGCGTGGCTACAGCCAGTGATGCATCAGTCACCACGATGGAAACGAACATCACCACTTTGGCGAACAATAACTACGATGACGGTTATGGCGTAGGTTTTGCCGCCGGTCAGGCATCGGTCCGCAGAGGAACACACCGGTTCACCATTCGTCAGTCGGGGACAATCCCGTCTCAGACGTATAACACCGGCAAAGGGAGCAAGCTGATCGGTGCGGCGGTCACCGGCGGATCATTGCGGTTCTATTCTTATCAGCAGAACTACAATGCCTATTCCCCTGGCGGAGTGGTGTGCAACTGTGCAAACGGCATTATCACCGTAAGCTTTTCGGGACAGCCCAGATGCGAAACCAACACATCCGGTGATCTGATGACGGTCAACATAGATGTAACATACTGGTACTTTGAATAGGAGCGAGTATGGCAGATACCTATATCAAGATTTCCGAACTGGAAGAAACCACTCTGGCGGATGATTCTTCCTTTATTCCTATAGACAACGGGAATCACACTTACAAGATTTCAGTAGAGAACTATAACAGTGGAGCCAATGCGACAGCGCAATCCTATGCAGAAGCGGCAGCGGCGAGTGCTGATGACGCTGAGACGGCAAAGACTGCGGCGGAAACCGCCGAGACGGAAACCGGATTAATCAGAACTGCCACACAGCAGTATGCTACTGCGGCTTCAGGATCCGCTTCTGCGGCTGCTTCCAGTGCGGTAGATGCGCTGAACTATGCAGACAGTGCCGCGAGTGCGGCGGCAAATGCGGCAGATTCCGCACAGGATGCGGCAGAGAGTTACACCAATGCCGCCGAAAAGGCTGTGTTATCGGAAAGTTGGGCTGTCGGCGGGACGAATACCAGGACCGGCGAAGACACCAACAACTCACAGTACTATGCGGCAGTGGCTAAATCTGCGGCAGAGAATGCAGAGGATCAGGTCGAACTGGCAAATTCGGCTTCTCAAGCGGCTTCAGGAAGCGCTGTTGATGCGGCGGCAAGCGCCACGGAAGCGTCCGGTTATGCTGATGATGCTTCCGATTATGCCACGGCGGCTTCTGGCAGTGCGACAGCGGCGGCAGGATCCGCTACTCAGTCTGCGAACAGTGCCGGTGCGGCGGCTACTTCTGCTACCAATGCGGCGGCTAGTGCGACAGCGGCATCTGGCAGTGCATCTACAGCAACGACTCAGGCCAATAATGCGGCTCAGAGTGCTACTACAGCCGGTGGATATGCCACACAGGCGGCTTCTTCTGCTTCTGACGCTTCAGGGTATGCGACTAATGCCGCGAACTCTGCAACTGCGGCGGCTGGAAGTGCTACTACGGCATCCAATCAGGCCACAGCGGCGGCAGCTAGTGCTACAGAAGCATCCGGTTATGCTGATGATGCGGCTGACAGTGCGGCTGATGCGGCAGAGAGTGCGGCTACCTTCACGACAGACGATACTCTTTCCATTGCCGGTAAGGCGGCTGATGCTAAAGCGGCAGGCGATATGATCGCCGCAGTACAGGCGGAGATCCCCGAACTGGATAACTGGTTGACTACTCCTGGTGCGGCGGCTGAAGCGAAGCATACCGGCGATAGAATCACGGAAGTAGAGGATGACGTTACTGCGTTAAAGAGCGCATTAAACATGATCGAGACGCCGCAAATTGTCGGTATGACTGACACTGGGATTTCGACTGTCTCATCAAATTTATTCCAGTACGCCACCATGATCGGCTATCATAAGGCCATTTATAGTCTCAGTGGTGGCAAAGTGGTACTTACCGATGCGACAAGCTCTAACACCTACTTAATTCCTGTCGATGGCGTCAGTACTTACACCTTTACTTTCTGTCGGTCAGCAGTTGTTGTCTCTGATGCTGATTTAACTGCGGTTGGTAGTATTCTCAATCATGTACAATCCGTCAACAGCGAAGGTGGAAAGTACATTGTATTCAGTTTCAATACAGGGACGTATCCAGAGTCCAGTTATGAAGTCACAAAAACCATTGACAAATACAAAGTCCCAAAGAATTGGGACTTCGGGGATGCTACGATTCAAACACCGCAAATTTTTGGTATGTTGCCGACAGGCAAGACGGTTGAATCCTCTAATCTGTTTTCAACGGCTTCGCTTGTTGCAAGTAGTAAGTATATTGATCGTATTACCAACGGCAAAGCGGTTTTAGCTGATAGTGCAAACCTTGATACATATATCATTCCTGTTGATGGCGAAAGCACATATACATTTACTAATTGCAGAACGGCCGTGGTTGTATCAGATTTAGAATATACGGCTGTCGGAGAACTGCTGTCTTATGCAACAAGCATTGATTCAGCAGGTGGTAAGTATATCCTGTTTTCTTTCAATCGCAACACTTATCCGCCGGGCAGTTATGTGGTTACTTATCCCGTAGCGCAGTACACAATTCCTGCTGACTGGAATCTTCAAAGAGACCACAAAAACCAGTATCAAATCAATACCGGCTCGATTGCCGATGGCGGCTCTCTTGCTTTGACTGGCAAAACTGCTGTTAAATTTGGACAGCGTATAGTTTTCAAAGGTGTTATTACATCGTTTTCTCGAATAAAACTTGCGTTTTACAATTACAACAACTCGTCCGTAATTAACTCAATAATCGTAGACAGCACCAACCTTTATGTGTACTCGGGTACAACCGCAGTGCAAACATGGGTGCATGGACTGACGATAATGCATGATATATCGCTGATCGTGGATTATCTCAAAGATAATGTACAAATTTCTCTGGAATCAAACGGAACTATTTACAAAAACACTGCAACGTTTTACAACCTCACAAGTGGTGTGGTCAGTGTATCGGCAGTATCTACTGGTACTGTTTGTTCGTCCGCAATCCTGCTGATGGCAATTCCGGAAGCGTTAAAACCCATTTGGTATTTTGGAGACTCCTATATATCTCACACAAATCAAGCAAGATGGACTTACTATCTGCTTGACTATGGCTTTGACAAGGGGACACTGCTTAATGGGTACGCAGGCGGGACTTCTGCTGCATCTGTTATGGCTCTAACTGCGTTGCTTGGGTATGGTACACCAAAATTCGCAGTATTTGCCACGGGAATGAATGACGGATCAGATAGTGCTTCAGCACCTTCGACATCATGGGTTAATGCAAGAAACAATTTCATTTCACTTTGTGAAAGCAACGGAATTGAACCGATATTCGCAACTGTGCCGACTGTTCCGTCCGTTGATAATGAACAGAAAAACGCATGGGTCAAGTCATCTGGATACAGATATATTGACTTTGCTAAAGCAGTCGGAGCAGATGGCACAGGGGCATGGTATAGCGGTATGCTGTCTACTGATAATGTGCATCCAACGGAAAAAGGTGCAATTGCGTTGTTTACACAGGCAATCAGCGATTTCCCGGAATTTGTTGCAGAATAAAGGCTATAAAGCCCATGATGTAAATGGACACTTTAAGTAAGAATTAACCAGCGTGTTCTGGTGAGCCTTCCGCCCGGGCAGAAATAACAGGACGGGGAACATCAACGCAGGGGACGGCTTCGGCTGTCCCCTTTTCAATGAGGGCAGAAAGCAATGCCAGAGTATATCACAAGGGAAGAGCATAGTGAGTTTGAAAAGCGGATGGAAGCTGAGAACGACCGGCAGAATCACCGCTTAACGAAGGTAGAGACTGCCTTAGATAATCTGAGTAAGCTGACTATCTCAGTAGAGAAGATGGCGGTGAGTCTGGAACGGATGGCGAAGGAACAGGAGAAAACATCGAACCGTCTTACAGCCCTGGAGCAGGAACCGGCTGAGAAGTGGAAGAAGTTCGTATGGGCTGCGTTCATTGCTGTTGTGGGAGCTATTGGCGGCTTGGTGTTAGGCAGAATCGGGCTATGAGATTCCTAAAGAAAATAGTGATCGGAGTGGTGGTCTATTGGGTGATATTCGTGTTGCTCATGATCATCACTTTTTTTGTGAAGGGCATGGTTCCGGATACGCTGATTCAGTATGCCTTAGGCGGCGGCGTAATCGAACTGGTAGTGACGGCATTAATCGAACTGTTCAAACCGTGGGCGGAGAGCAAGGTAAAACAGGACATTGATGCTGATGACGGACTGATATTTATCGACATGGGGGATGACGATGACGAACCTGATATTCGATCTGGTGAAAGCGGTAGTGTGCCTGATGGTAGGGGCGGCAGTGATTTATGTAGTCCCCTGGCTGAAGACGCACATCAGTGCGGAGAAACTGAACATCGCAATGATGATCGTGGAAGCGGCAGTGAGAGCGGCACAGCAGACCATGAGTGATGCTCCCGGTCAGGCGAGAAAAGCAGAAGTAACGCACAAGGTTCTTTCCGCACTGAGAGAACACGGGATCTCTCTTACGGTGGAGCAGCTTGACGATCTTATCGAGTCTGCCGTGAAGACGATGAAGATCCAGGAAGGGCGATTATGACCGAGAGCGAGAGAAGACAGTTTATCGAAACGATAGCGCCGATCATCGTTAAGTACGCCGGTCTGATGGGATACAAAACGCCGTCTGCGATAATCGCACAGGCCTGTCTGGAAAGTGCTTTCGGCGGCAGTTCTCTGGCGTACAGGTATCACAACTATTTCGGATTGAAGTGCGGAACCGGCTGGAATGGCGCTTCCGTAAATATGAAAACCAATGAGGAGTACACTCCGGGGACATTAACCAGTATCCGTGATAACTTCCGTGCTTATCCCAACATGGAAGAAGGCGTGAAGGGATATTTCGATTTCATCCAGTATCCGAGATACCGGAACTTAAAAACAGCGGATACCCCGGAAGAGTATCTTCAGATGATAAAGAACGATGGTTATGCCACATCGTCCACCTATGTATCGTCCAACATAGCGGTAGTCAACAAGTATAACTTACGGGCGTATGACATAAAGCCGAGGATCGACACCAGTAAGTATCCGACTATCCGAAGGGGCGAACGAGGAGCATGGGCAAAGCTTTTGCAACAGGGGCTTATCGCATTGGGGTATGACGTAGGACCCTGGATGAATGATGGTGTGTTTGGTGATTCCACTCAGAGAGCCGTAGAGGAGTTCCAGAGTGATCATGGCTTAGATGCAGATGGTGTAGTCGGACCGCTGACATGGGCGGCAATTTTCAAGTGAGGTAAAAAATGGCACTTAATGTAAATCTGATGGCAACAGACAGCGGTACGGGGACAAAAACCAAGGCTCCGAAGCAGAACCTTCAGGCTGTAAAACCTTCAGCAATTCATTACAATACTCCGACCAGATCCTTAGGAGCAAGCGCCGCACAGGGTTTGTCCGGTGGTGGACAGGCTTATCAGGCGTATCAGGCTAATAAGAGTTCTGGCGGCGGCACTGGCGGTGGCGGTGGATCATCCGCATCGGCGGCAGCTGTAGCGGCTCCTGCTTACGAAGGTGGTTATGAAGGCGGCTACTATGAAGGCGGCGGCGGATACGATGCTACTTCCGTATGGATGGAGTACCTTAACCGCTTACAGGCACAGGCACAGCAGGCTTATGAGCGGAACATGAAGAGAATCCGCGAAGCTTATGATTCTGCGGCTGGAAGCCTGAAGAGCAATCTTAACTCTACCAATGACCAGTTAAGGGCATCGTTCAACAAGTCCCAGGGCGGAATCAATTACGATGCAGAGAGAGCGCTTCAGCAGGCGTATATCAACAATCAGCTTTCCCAGAGGGATCTTGCACAGGCACTTACGGCACAGGGCTTGACCGGCGGTGCATCCGAAACTACTCAGGCATCACTCCGTAACTCTTACGGGAACAGCCGTAATGCCATTGAGACAGAGAGAAACGGCAACCTGTCCGACCTCAACCTCAACTATAACAATAACCTGTCTTCCGCTTTACAGGCGTACAACTCCGCGAAGGCCAATCTGGATCTCCAGAGGATGCAGCAGGAACAGCAGGCAGAGAACGCTTTGACGAACTTCATGAGCGGATTCGCCGGTAACCTGTCTTCACTGGCGGTAGGCGATGATACTTATCTGGCGGCACTGGAAGCGCTGGCGAATCAGCAGAATGGCCTGTCCTATTCGATCAATGGTCCGACTAATACGCCTACTTCCTACAACGTACAGCAGGCGGCTGCGGCTCAGTCTACCAATTATGCAAAGTGGCTCCAGAGTGTAGCACAGCAGAGAGCGGCAGGAACATCCGCACAGGCGATTAAACAGTCGTTATATCAGCAGGCGGCGAAGGGATCTCTTTCCCTGAGTGAGATTGCTGACATTATGGCGAGAAGCGGAATCGCGTAAAGGAGAATTATGGCAACACGTTCTGATGCTTACATCCAGGGATTACTGGGACAGATACAGAACAATAACGCTATGGCAATAGGCCGTGGGGATTTCGCGACTGCTCCTATATCCGTGGACAGAGTAGCGGCGGAGATGTCTGCAATGGGTTATGCGATCCCGGATCAGACGAAGTTCAATCCTACCAGAAGGAATCCCATCAACAGGAATGCGGTAGACACTTCCGCTTCCTGGAGCCGTGCGGCGGCACAGATGTCTACTATGGATATGTCTGCACCGGCGTACTCTGATGACTTTCTGGCTAGTGTGACGGCAGACTATAACAACTGGTTATCGTCCCAGGGGCAGGAACCGGAACAGCCGATGGGTATGTCGATTCAGCGAGTAGGTGATATCCCTAACGGCATGAACGCTGATATGGGGAATCGCACCATCGAGAGGATCGGCGATATTCCTACGGACAACGTGGAGAATCGTTCCATCCAGAGAATCGGGGATATCCCTGTCCTTGAGGATGATGCTACTCGTTATCAGAGGATGTACGATGCCCGTAATGCCGCCGGTCCCAACATGGTAGGCAATGTCGATATCAATCATCGTCCGATCCTTCTTAACGATGATGGCAGCTATTCCACTTCCCAGACGCAGTATCAGCAGAAGTGGTACGGTGACGAGGAGAACGGCGGCTATCGGATAGCACACTATACTCCCATCTTAGCGGACGGTCAGAGAATGACTGACGAGCAGATGCAGCAGTACATCGACAATGTGATGTCAATGCCTGATCCGATGGAAGCTGACCGGAATGCCTTAGGCTTGCTGTACCAGGTGGATACGGAGTTCAACGGTGAGAAGATCACTGACGCTAACCTTCAGAACGCCTTCCAGTATGCTGATTTGTGGGATCAGAATATGCACACCATCCAGGATGGGCTGTACGGAGAGGAAGCGGCACTGCTCAGACAGCTACAGACACCCGTGAGCAATGCTGTGAGTCCCCAGAACGCTGTCCAGAGCATTTCTGGTGGAAATACTCAGCCAAGCGGCGGACGAAGCGTAGCGGCTCCACAGACCCCTTCTTCAGAGGATGAGATTCCTTCCCTGACGAGAGAAGAGAAGAACCGCACAGAGAAGTTCCGCCCGAACTGGAAAGAGATCAATGCTGAAGCTGACCGTGTAGTGAAGCGGATGAAGCAGAGGAACCCTAAGATCTCCAAAGCGGAACTGCGTGAAGCACAGCAGAGGGCTAAAGATTCTGCATACCGCAAACAGCAGATTAAGTTTGAGAACTCCATCAAACCGGCACAGAATCCAACGAGGGAACTGTCCCCTTTTGAGAATGTCCCTGTGCAGAACCTTCCTGCTAAGAATCGTGACGAAGCTAAAGCAAGGATGGACAACACTGATGAGATCCCGACCACGCTGACGGATGCCTTCTCACAGGGACGCACTCCCAAAATCCAGAACACCAAAGGCCCCATGAGTCCTTTTGGCACACGTCATGATATTGCTCCTGCGGACGCTTCCAGTGATGCGAAGTATCGTGACGCATTCAAGGCCAGAAGCGAGAATGCAGAAGTGATTCCCGAAGAAGTATCGAGGGACGCTAAGTATCGTGAAGCCTTTAAGGCGAGACAGGAAAACGCAGAAACGCCTGTTCCGTTTGAACCTGTTGGCAGCGTAGCCACAAACTCCGGAGTGACTTCTGATATCGTGAAGCCTGGATTAAGAGGGCAGAACCTGAATCAGAACAACATGGTTCCGATGGATAGGGAAGCACAGTATGACGTAAACCTTCCTGAGGACGAGATCCTGCCTATCGAACTGACGGATGCACCGGCGGAACGGAACACTGTAAACAGCCCCAGAGCAGACTTGTCCGGTATCCAGTTTGAAGAGGGACAGCGTGACAGGGGCGATGCGAACAGCCACATCAGTAATGTTCGCACTGTCGAACGATATCTTGATCCGAACTACCAGATGTCCCGTGAGGAACAGGATGATGCACAGGAAATCGCACACCAGTGGTTTACTGCCCATCCGCCGAGGGAGTGGTTAACTCCCAATGCTCCCGAAGAGTTAAGGCGTGAAGCCGGTGACATGATCCAGCTTGCGGCGAAGACAAGTAACTATGGTGCTTATGCCGCCGGTCTTATGGATCAGCTTACTAAACTTCCGTCCTATCTGAACCGCAGTATCCTGTACACCCTTGGTTCCATCGGTATGTCTCCGGAAGAGAAGGCAGCATACCGTCAGGAGATCAATGACGCATTCCAGGGCTTGAATCAGCAGTTCCAGGGTATGCGCACACAGTCTCCTGTTGCCTATGGCGGCGGTCTGATGGCAGGACGCACAATGCAGTCTATGGCTGTCGATAGTGCGGCTGATGCTCTGGGAGTTACCGGAAGATTGTCTGGTCTTACGGATCGTCTTGCGAACACAAGAGCCGGTCAGGCAGTAGCCAGGTTAGCCCAGAATGTTGCAGGCAGATTCGGAAGGGAACTGACCAATGAAGCCGCTACTCAGGTGGCTAGTGATCTTGCCAACAGTGCTATATCGAACTTTGGTGAGGATCTGATTAACGATACTCTGCCGTCTGCCGTCCGTAATTACGAAAACGGCATGACTGCACAGGAAAATGCTCTTGCATCACTGAGGAACATCGGCGAGAACGCACTGATTGACATAGGTGTGGCAGGAGCGCAGCAGTTCGGCCCTTATATCCCGTCCTTGCTCCATCGCACTGATGAAGTGACGGATGCGGCGAGAACTGCGGATCTTTTGCGTTCGCCCACTACCCTTGATGGCAGTACGGATATTCCGAGATTGGACAACGCCGCTGATGCCGCCAGGAGTGCCGATACCGTTACTGATGCGGCGAGAACTGCGGACACGGCAACGGATGCCGCCAGAACTGCGGATACCATAACTGATGCGGCGAGAGCGGCTGATGTGCCGAGAGCCGAGAATCCCTTTGAGGATGCTCCCAGAAATGCTTTTGATGATGTTCCCAGACCGGAAGCACCGGAACACTGGTTTGAGGAACCCCGTGCTGAACAGCCCCGTGTAGAGGAACCCCGTCCTACGGTACAGGAAGTCAGAGACAGCAGAAATGCTAATCCCGAATCGGAACCGTGGGAGCGCAGTGTTCTGAACGCTAATAGCAGATTAGATAATGCACAGGTGGTCAATGAGCGCTTATCGCGGATGAGCCATAATATTGACCAGGCTGTAGCGGCAAGCGGTAACCCTAGAGCAGAACAGGCACTGGATGATTTCTATAATGCCGCAATAGAGAGGAGAGCCGGTGGCGGCGTTGATTTCGAGGATGCTGCCGAAAGGCTGAAGCGAGTCCTTAATCAGATGGGGCTTGATACCAAAGACGTAGACGAAGTACAGAAATCGCTCCGTGCTTACGAATCGTTAAGCCCACTGTTTGACGCACAAAAAGCATCACAGCACCCTGAGGTATACGATGAAATGATCGGATATCTCAAACAGTTTGAGGATAAGCTGGACCAGTATCAGGACGGCACAGTCTCGTTTGACGAGTTACAGCAAGCCATGCGGGATGCCCAGAATGCTGTAGGCCGTATGGATACTGCTGTAAAGAATGCGGCGCTTGGGGATGTCAAAGCGATTAAGCAGCAGTATAAAGACGAACTCTACGCTATTCGTGAAGAGTTTGGCATTCACAGCCAGAAACAGAATGTCGTGGTGGGAATCTCAAAGGAAACAGCTGATGCGCTGAAGTATGAGAAGCAGTCTCCTGAACAGGCGATTGAATCCATTAACGGCATGATGAACCGTGACAAGAACAAGAGTTTCGTCACCCTCGCCATTCAGCCCGACAAAGCGGATGTCTTCTTAGGTACTGATGATGTTCGTTCACTGATTGACCGAGTAACCGCAAACCGTGATGCCCGATGGCAGGCGTTACATCCAGAACCTCAGTTCCCCAATCTGCAAAAGAGTATCTACTATGAGTTTGCCGAGACAGCCCAGGAAGAACTGAATCAGTTAAGGAACGCAGAGAAGGTATGGACCGATCAGGATGAAGAGGATCTGCTGAATCTCTTCACTCCCGAAGAAAGGGAAGCCTACTTAGCCAATAAGGCCGCACAGGCTGAAGCGCCCAGACCAGCCGCTATGGAAGAGGAGCCTATTCCTACTCTAACGGGAGAAGTTCCTGAAGAACCGGCAATAGAAACCCATAGAGTAGGCACTGCCGCAATGGATACGGAAGAGATTCCTACGCTTACCGGTGAAGTGCCTGAAGTACCTAGAGAAGCCCCTAGGGAAACCCCTAGAGAAGCGCCCAGACCGAGCAGAGAACAATCCATAGAGGAAGTCAATGCAGAGTCCGGTATTCCGTTTGTGGAGCCTGAAAGGACAGATGTTCCCCGTGAGGACATTCCGAGACTGGGAGAGCCTGAAGCAAGGGTTGAACCGGAACCTACTCCCGAACCCAATACAGGATTCGGCGGCAGAACTGTCACTGATACGGCTGAAGCGGCTGAGAACGACACCGCCAGGAAGCTGTCGAGGAACTTTAATACGATCCAGAACAGCCAGTCGTGGAGTGATGCGCAAAAGGCCGAAGTAGCAAGGCACAAAGCGGATTGGGAATACAAGGCAGATGTAGAAAAGAACCTTGCCGAACAGGCTGAATCGGCAGTAAAGAACGACATTACCGGCGTTTATGATCACTACATGAACGACATGGAAGGCAAGCCGATGGAAGCGCAGGACGTTCACAATACGCTTGCCGCCGCTATGTCTTATGATCAGATGGCAATCGAAGCCGCTAGGAACGGTGATGACGCAACGGCTCAGATGTACCGCAGTAAGTCGTTAAATATGCAGATAGCCGCACGGAAAAGCGGAACTAAGGCTGCTCAATATCTTGACGCTATGAAATACTATGCCAGAACCGGTGAAGGATCGGTGATGGCGGCGGAAAAGGCCATAGTAGAAACTGCCGACAAGTGGGTAGAGCAACATCCTAAAGCCGCTGACGGCATTGATGAACTGGCTCAGAAGTTATCCAATTACCTGAGAACGCATAACGCCGAAGCAATCATGAACGGCACGGACGAAAGTCTGAAGGATGCTCTGAGAGTAGACATCAATGAAGCGGTTGACCGGTTCCTTAACGAAGCCGACAAGCAGACGCAGAAAGCCTTAAAGGGACTGTCTCAGGAAGCAATGGAACAGATCCTTCTGAACCGTCAGACGGAAGACATAGCAAGACAGCTTGACTTCTTTGCTTCTTCTGGCGGCATGGGCGTGAAGCTTGATACCATGGATAAAGTCATGGAGTTGTTCGGCGAAGCCCAGAAGTACGGTTTTGATTCCAAAGAGTATGTTGAACTGGAACAGGAAGCTTACAGGCTTTTGGCAAACGATCTCGCTCCCAGGGGCGGCTCGTTCAAGGATAAGTTCGATCAGTGGCGCTACCTTGCAATGTTGGGCAATCCGACTACGCATATCAAGAACATCACCGGCAATGCTCTGTTTGGCACCGGCATGGTCAGTGCGAAGAACACTCTTGCGGCTACCATTGAGGAAGCTGCGGACCGTGTAAGTAAGGCTACAGGCGGTGGCGGAATCACCAGAACCAAAGCTGTTCTGACCGGCAACGACGCTGATCTGATTCGTGCGGCAAAACGTGATGGATTCGACAACTTCTATCGTGAGTTGTCCGGTAACAAGTACACCAACGTGGGTAACTCCATTGATGCGGCTATTCCTGCATGGTCAACGCAGAATAAGGCCGGTCGGATCATGAACTGGCTGTCTGAAGCGAACACCAAAGCGCTGAACGCAGAAGACGAACTGTTCATGTTCCAGAAATACTCCACATCGTTAGCGGGATATCTTAAGGCTAATGGTTTGGGAGTGGATGCTCTTTCTTCTACGGACGATGCAGTCAAACAGATCGTAGAACAAGGCCGTACTTATGCTTTGCGTCAGGCCGAAGAAGCGGCGTTCCATCAGGCTAATTCCGTGGCAGAGAACATGACCACGTTCACGAAGAATCTGCGGAACTCGTCAGATCCTGCGGCGAGAGCGCTTGGGACACTGTTGGATGTCACTGTTCCCTTCAAGAAGACACCGGCGAACATCGTGCGATCCATCTGGCAGTATAGCCCTGGCGGATTGTTATCCAGAGTGGCTCCCGACATTGTTGCACTGCGGAGAGGTACGGCAGGAGCGGTCAACAATCTTATTGATGATGTCTCCAGAGTGGCAACCGGATCAGCGGCAATGCTGTTGGGTGCGGCGTTGGCGCACGAAGGGATCATCAAGGTCAATACCGGTCAGGGCAAGGAAGCATCCGGGTTTGACACCATGACCGGCAGACAGAATCTGTCTGTAAAAGTTGGAAACAAGTACGTCAACGTCAGCGAGTTTGCTCCTGCCGCTACGCCGTTTGTGTTAGGTGCTACGGTCTATAACACATGGGCAAACAAGGAAGACGGGGATGCGGCACTGAACACCATGCTGAATGGCTTAAGTGCTATTTCCGATTCCGTCACGGATATGACCATGCTGTCCGGTATCGCTGATGTCCTGAAGGATGTCAAGTATGCCGATTCCGATTCGGATATTTGGGCGAACCTGGGCATTGGCGTGACCGGCAACCTCGTAAGCCAGATGCTTCCTACCATCGGACGCAAGCTTGAAACCACCATTGACGATACGAAGCGCTCAACCTATTCGGATCGAAGTGGACTTGCTAAGAAGGTCGATCAGGAAGCACGATATCTGACCACTAAGATCCCCGGATTACAGGATCTTGGCGAACGGATGTCGCAGTCCGATAATGAGAATATCAAGCAGATCGGGGACTATATCGGATTACCGGCGGCAGTGGATGCCTGGGGCAGAGTGAAAGAGAACAACGGCGGAAGTCTTGCAGGAAGAGCCTTCAATAACTTCTTAAGCCCCACAACAGTAACCGAAGACACCAGTGATCGGTACGATGAAGAGATCAGGCGTATATTTGAAGAAACCGATGAGAAAGGAGTCTTCCCTTATACGGCTCAGTCGGAAGGCAAGGTCAACGGCTATACGATGGATCCCCATGAATTTGAGGAGTATTCGATAGCGAAAGGCCAGATGTCCCACGATTTAGTCATGAACCTTATCGACAGTGATGCTTATGCTAATCTGAGCGATGAGGACCGTGCTGAGTTACTGGATAAGCTGTATAAGTTCTCAAAGGCATATAACCAGGCTACTTACGGTGGAAATCTGTCGAAAGCCAATGCAACTTTGGCGGAACTGTACGATAATGGTGGTAGTGCGGCGGTCATCGAGTATATGACAGCTGCTTCTGAGATTAATGAAGCTGGCTTATCTGCCACAGCTAAAACCAGACAGATCATGGAAGAAGACGGAAGTGATGGTCTGGAGATTTACGGAGCAATCAAAGACGAGATAGGCGATAAGCCTAGTATCGACACGATGCTCAACTACATGAACGCACATCCCGATCAGGCTGAAGCCACTGTACAGTACTTCACCAACGGGAAGACCGGCACGTTCTCGCAGACAGACAGCGGAGAATGGATTTACACCAGGTCAAGCGGCAATGTAGTACGTTCCAGTACCACTCCTGCACCGGAAGATCAGCGGACTGCTCCCGTTCCTACTCTGGAAGCACAGGCACCGGAAGGACAGGTACAGAGAACCAATACCGCAACACCGGCACCGGCAACCACTGCAACAGCAGCCGAACAGGAACCAGAAATACCGGTTCTACAGCCGCAGGAAGCTGCTCCGCAGGCAACCCAGATCACTTCCGTACCACAGGAGTATCTGGACGGCTTTAGAAACTGGGAAGAAAGCACAAAGTATCAGAAGTATCTGTCCTACGCTCCCGAAGGTAGTGCGGATAACTACTGGGATATGTTCTCCCATATGGACAGTAACCAGAACAGGTCATTGACCATTGATGAGATCTCTTCCTACATTGATAGTTTGAATCTTACCCAGGAAGAGAAAGCCGCATTGTATGCGGTCTACGCTAATGCAAACTGGCGTAACCCGTACCTGTGAGATAGTCTTAGATAATCTCACAAAGTAGCAACAAAGTGACAAAAATGCCGTAAGACCGTTAATTCCGACACTTATCGCTTAGGAAAAGTGTATTTTGAAGCCCCTGTAAAAGGGCAGGAATTTCGGTTTTGCGGCATTTCCGTCATTTTGAGATCGTTTCAAGCAATCTCTTAAAGTAACAATAAAGTGACAAATAAGTAACAGTCAGATCTGATTGATCGCTTCCAACTTCTTTTCGATTGAGATTCTGGTGTATACCTGTTCGGTTACTCCGCTTCCCTTATGGCCTACAATCGACTTGATGATTCTTGCGTCCACACCGGCTTCTGTCAGCAGTGAGATTAGGGTCACTCTGCAATCGTGCGGAATGTAGTCCAGTTTCAACGCCTGCATGAGAGGATTCCAGACGTTCCTCATGCAAGTGGGGTATGCTGAGTAGTTCCCGGTGAGATATTTCGTGTGTTTCTGAAGATATTCTTCAAAAAAGGGAAGTATTTTGTCTGCTATAGGCACTTCCCTTATCCCACTGGGAGTTTTCGCATCGTCAATGTGGAAGTATTTCTTCTCCATGTCGATCTGTTCGGGCTTTAGGTTCAGTATCTCGCTTATTCTGCATCCCGTATAGATGAGGATCAGCGCGAACTGAGCCGAAGGATCGTCCTTGTTCTCCCAGATCTTAGCAAGATCCGCCGCAGAGATCCGCTTGTGCGGTCTGCTGTCAGGATTCTTGTTCCCAACTTCCAGCAACTTCATCCGCTCATATACTTCATTCGTAACGATGGAACCTTTCGCCGCTTCCTTATAAACGGAAGTCACGATGATCTTAGCGAACTCCAACATGGGAGCGTTCTTCCCGGATCGGTCGAATACGTTCTGCATCATACCATAGGTTATTTCGCTGAACTTCTTACCCTTGATCGGCTCCAGGATCTTGTAAGCAGCCGTATATGGGGCAGTGTTCTTTAAGGTAGGGTATTTCCTTTCCCACCATGCGTTATAGCACTCCTCAAAGGTAGTTTCCCCGTGTGACAGGTCGTAGGGATTTCTGTGGTAGTCCATCAGTGCCGTCATCGCTTCCGCTTTTGTCTTGTAGAACCCGATGAACGAGTACTCCGGTACGGCTGTCATCTTTTCCATATTCAATTTTGTTCCGATGGTTACCCTAGCCGCCCAGGGCTTGTTTCGCGGTCCCCTCAGTTTGTACACGGAACCGTATCCTTTTGGCATTCTGATAAGGCATCACTCCTTTCTTTCCGGGTGGCATCTGCCACAGTTTGAATAGTTGGCGGTGGGATATTGCTCATCAAGGTATTCCAGTAGCTCATCATAAGAGCCGTGGAAGTCCTTGCGGTTTCTGTCGCTTATGTCGTTCACGCTGCTGCAATCTGACCGGTGGATCTTGTGGCTGCTTAGATTCAGAACGAAGTACGGTTCTTCTGTATTCCTGTCAGCGAGTGCGGCGGCGTAACCGGCTTCATACCCGTCTTTATAGCCTTTGTCATATCCCCTCTGGTAACTGCTGTTCGTTCTGCTGACGGTTGCAAGTGCCGGACTCATTCCGCAGCCGGTGAGAGATAAGAGCATAAGGATCACGATTAGTTTTTTCATGTTAGATTCCTTTCATTTTTCCTCTGATTTCAATAACCTTGCCCCATACTTTGATTGGCTTCTGCTCCCGGTCCTGCTCCGTAAACATCATGGGCGGATACTTAGGATTAAGAGATACCAGGGCAACGCCGCCTTGATACTTCATCAACCTTTTACAAGTGGCATCATCACCGTTTACAGTGACCACTACGATTTCGCCGTTTTCTGCATCTTCCTGCTGATGGCAGATAACAACATCGCCCTCATACATTCTCGGTTCCATGGAATCGCCGTGAATCTGAAGAGCGAAATACTCGTCACCGGCTAAAGATATTTCTTCGTAATCAATGATGTCTTCTATTGCATCAATCGGAGCACCGGCGGCAACTCTTCCTAATACAGGGATTCGGTTCGCTGTAGACTTTCGTGCCTTGCTGTGCTCCTCTACCAGGTCCGACTTCTCTACATTGAAATAGTTCGCCATGCGCTCTATCTTGTCGATTCGTGGGTATGTCTTTCCGTTGATCCAGTCCGTTAATGAGGAGTACGGAACGCCAATAGCCTTTGCCAGGTCCGCACGTTCTAGCCCCATTTTGTTCATGTAGAACTGAATATTATTCCCCATTACTTTCTTATTGCCTAACATACACTGCTCCTTTCGAGGTACTTTCATTGTACAGATAAACCGTAAATTGTACAAGAATAAAAACGAAATAACCGTTGACAAAAACGGTTAAACCGTTATAATGAGACTATCAGCACGGAAGGGGGTGATACATTGCTGACGCTTAAAGCAGCTAGGGTGAACAAGAATCTGACTCAGAAGGAAGCAGCAAAGAGGTTAGGGATTGCCCTGGACACACTGCGGATGTATGAGATCGGGAGAACCTTCCCGACTGTTCTGACGATCAGGAAAATGGAAGATCTGTATGGAGTTGGTTACAACGACATAGATTTTTTATTGCCAGAAGATAACGGTTTAACCGTTACGGAGAACGAGCATGAGGATTAGTGTAGAAGATGCCGCTCGGATATTGGGAGCGTCCCCACTGTTTGTCAGAACAGCGATGCAACGGGGGCTACTCCCAATAGGGACGGCAGTAAAGATGTCCAGTGTATGGACATACAACATCCAACTTGAACTGCTGTCCCGGTATCTGGGGCGTGAAATCAAGAAAGACGAACTGAAAGGGGGTTAACGATGGCAATCATAGGTGGAGCAATGTTTCTGGTGGGTATCTGCACCGGATCATTCCCCTGGGCGCTTGGCCTTATCGCCGGTAGCGCCGCATTTATGGGGCTTGCATTCATGAAAGGAGAATTTAATGAAATCGGCTGATGAAATCATGAACGTCGTTTACAGATCGTTCTATACGGTCAACGGGGCAACCATCCAGAGCGGATACGACGAGAAAACATTGCGAGAGATCAGGAAAGCCTGGAACAACCTGATTGAGGAGATAAAGAAAAACGCTCTCGCTGCTGGGAACAACGAGAGCGCACCGGATGAAGCTGATGGGGCTACATCACACATAAGGACGAGGTAATTATATCACATGATTAACTGGGTTGAGAAAGTATTTCTGGTCACATATGATCCCGTGAAATCTACAGACGATGGGATCAGGGTCTTTACAAAGCTTAAGGAAGCGGAAGAGTTCGCCGCTGATATCACCAAATCCCTTAAGACTATCGCTGACATCGACACACTGGACGTAGATCACGGTCACAGAGCGCAGTACTACGCATCATTCGACAAAGGGAAGAAGGTAGAAGATGGGTACTATTGATACCTGGGCAGAAGCATCACTGGCGGACAGGGAGCACAAGGAAATCAAGATGAGGGCAGGCCGTCCGGTCTGCTCCATGTGTGGGGAACCGATCACCGGCTGTGATGCTTACCGGAACGGTCCCGACTGGTTCGATGAAGACTGCTGGCGTGACTATGTGAGAGACGAGTTCTATGTGGACTTGGATCTCTACTTGGGGGATGAATGATGGATAACTACTTTACCAGATTGAACAGCATTGATGTGGGCAACCACATTGAGAAGAAGAATGGCCTGTCGTACCTGTCCTGGGCATGGGCCTGGGGAGAACTGAAGAAGAATCATCCTGACGCAACCTACACCGTTTACGAAAACAAGGACGGATGGAACTACCACACTGACGGCAGGACGTGTTGGGTTAAGACTGGCGTTACGGTTGACGGTCTGGAGCATATCGAGTACTTGCCGGTTATGGATTACAAGAACCGCAGTATCCCGGCTGATCAAGTGACATCGTTCGATGTCAACAAGGCGATTCAGAGAAGCCTTACAAAGGCCGTAGCACGGCACGGATTAGGGTTGTACATATACGCCGGTGAAGACTTGCCCGAAGACGCTGCCGAGGTGAAGACGGGAAAGCCGGTCAAGGAACAGAAGCAGCAGCCCAAGAATGTTCCGTACTACAGTGATGAAGAAATCCTGGCAGAGGTCAAGCGCACTGGCATGGAGCAGGATTTACGGAATTACCTTGATGCTAACCATCTGCATGATGTCAGCGAACTCACCCCGGTCCAGGCATACAGCTTGATGCAAGTCATGAAGGAGCGGCCTAGCATATGAAGACCAGAACAACGGGAAGGATAGCTGACATATCAAGATCCTTAAACGGGAAGTTCCGCATCACCTTTGAGGTGGACGATCAGCCTTCTGAATTGTCTGACGATCTTCTGGATATAACCTTCCAGAAGCACCGGGAAGCCCGGTCCCTGGACGCAAACGGGCTGATGTGGGTATGCCTTCAGCAGATAGCACAGCAGCTTGGAATCACTAAGTGGGATGCCTATCTCCGGGAGTTAAAGGAGTGGGGGCAGTTCACTTACATAGTGGTGAAGGAACGAGCGGTTGAGGACTTCCGCAAGATGTGGCGGGAGACGGAAATAGTCGGGAAGGTCAACATAAACGGTCAGACCGGCGTTCAGCTCCTCTGCTACTACGGATCTCATCTTTACAACACAAAGGAGTTCTCGGTACTCCTGGACGGCATAATCCAGGACATGAAGTCGATAGGGCTACAGCCACCGGCATCTAAGGAAATGCAACAGGCATTAGCCCTCTGGGAAAAGGAACATGAGGTACAAAAGCAAGCGGAGTAAGGCCACGGATATACCGCAGAGCGTAAAGATCATAGTTTACGCCAGGGATGAAGGAATGTGCATCTTCTGCGGTCGGTCCGGACTTCCAAATGCTCACTATGTGGCACGGTCACAGGGCGGGTTAGGGATTGAAGAGAACATAATCACCGCCTGCCCGGTGTGCCACCAGAGACTTGACAACAGCACGGACCGGAAGCGGATGAAGCTAATCGCTGCGGAGTATCTGAGAGAGAAGTATCCCGGATGGGATGAACGGAACCTTGTATACAGAAAAGGGGGATTAATTTGAACACAGTATCACTGATTGGAAGACTCACGAAAGACCCGGAAGTCCGCTATACATCCTCTGGAAACCCGATCTGCATTGCCGCTTATACATTGGCGGTGGATCGTCCTCACACCAGGGACAAGACGGACTTTATCTCATGCAAAGCCCTGGGGAAGTCGGGGGAGTTTGCAGAGAAGTATCTGCACAAGGGAATGAAGATCGCCGTAAACGGGAGAATTGAAACCGGCTCATACCAGAACAGGGAAGGGAAGACCATCTATACCACGGATGTAATAGTCGATGACCATGAGTTCGTGGAATCCAAAGCAGCCGAAGCGAGTGCCAATGCGAGTAACACTCAAACTGATCTGAGTGGCTTTATGGCGATTCCTGACGATATTACAGAGGAACTGCCTTTCACCTAAGGAGACGAGATGAGGATCAAGGATGTGGCTAAGATCGTCCGAAAAGTGCTGACGGACGATAAGCAGACCAGAAATGATGACGATCTGCTGTACTTAAGGGTTTGCAACCGGATAGCCGGTGAGGTATCGGGAATGACCGTAGCAACATTTCTCCTGCATCGTAGGGAGTTGGGGCTTCCCTGTATGGAATCCTGTAGAAGGGCCAGGCAGAAGATCCAGGCGGCGTTCCCTGAGTTAAGACCCGACGATGACACTGCGAACTACAGACTCCTTGAAGAGGAACGCTACAAGGCTTTTTCTAGGGGGTTCACGGTATGAGACAGTATAATCCTCGTCTTACCGCCCCGTACCGCAAATATAAGGCTGTGAGGACTGTTGTAGACGGTATTACGTTCGACTCTAAGCGGGAATCACGCCGGTACATGGAACTGAAGCGGATGCAGGACGAAGGTCTGATATCCGATCTGGAACTGCAAAAGAAGTTCCTGCTGATACCGGAGATCCGCCTGCCCGACTCCACCGGTCCCAGGGGCGGCAAGATCAAGGGCAGGCAGCTTGAAAGGCCGGTCTACTATGTTGCCGATTTCGTTTATCGGGAAGACGGCAAACAGGTAGTAGAAGACTGTAAGGGCATGAGAACTGACGTTTACAAGATCAAGCGCCGGTTAATGCAGGAAAGGTACAACATCACGATAAGGGAGACATGATGGGAAGAGATCATTTCACCTTTTTCAAATCGTTCAGGGAAGCTGTAGCGAACCTGGCTCCGGAAGACAGGCTTGCCTGCTATGAAGCCATTATGGACTATGCGCTTTACGGAACAATACCCGAAAGCAACGGCATAGCATACGCCATATTCACGATGGCAAAACCGATACTTGACAGAAGCAACGCGAAAGCAGAAGCCGGTAGCCGTGGTGGTAGCAACAAGCAAACCGTAAGCAAACAGGAAGCAACCGACAAGCAAACTGCAAGCAACCCGGAAGCAGATGGAAGCAACCCGGAAGCAATAAGGATAAGGAATAGGAATAGGAGTAAGGAGAAGGATATAGGAGTAGGAGAAGGAGATAGGGGTTCGGGGGAAGAACCCGAGAAGCGCAAGCGCTTCACTCCCCCGTCCGTGGAAGAGGTGGCTGCTTACTGCCGTGAGAAGGGATACACCATATCACCGGAACACTTTATCGACTTCTACCAGTCCGTAGGGTGGAAGGTCGGGAACAAGTCCATGAAGGACTGGAAAGCCGCCGTGCGTACCTGGCAATCCCGTGAACCGCAAAGGCCGAAGAACAACTCGGATGAACTTGATGACTTTCTCTTGAGCATGATGAATGGGGGCAAGAATGGACAAGACGGAGACACTGAAAATTATATTTTCGATCAAAGCATTGTATCCCCGCCATTTTGAGCGGATGACGAAGCAGGAAATGAACAGCATGGTGGAGATATGGTCACACCTGTTCAGGGATATCCCGTACTCGGATGTATCAAGGGGTCTGGAGATATACGCCATGAGCAACAGTACGGGATTCCCACCTGATCCGGGGCAGATTAACAAGTGCATCCACCTGAACAGCCCCAACGACAGCATGACAGCCACAGAAGCGTGGGCAATCGTCGAGAAGGTGGTCAGGGGTACACCATGGGAGCGGTACACCGAGGAGTACGACAAGTTGCCTAAAGCAATTCAACGGGCCGTAGGAAACGCCGCATCGCTGAAAGAAATGGGCATGGTTGACGAAATGCAGCTTAACAACGAGAAAGCCCGGTTTATCCATGCCTACAACGCCTTACAGAAGCGAGAAGAGGACTATATGGTCATACCGGAGCGGACCAGAGCGGCAATAGAAGGGAGGTCACCGGCACTTATAGGGGGTGCGGAGTGAGATGAAAACGGATTGCATTCTGCAAGGCGATTGCCTTGAGGTTTTGAAATCACTACCGGACAACTCTATTGACTGCTGTGTTACATCTCCACCGTACTACGGATTAAGGGACTACGGGCATGATGGTCAGATCGGGATGGAAATGACTCCGCAAGAATACATAGACAAACTTGTTCGGGTGTTTCATGAGGTCAGGAGAGCGCTCAGAGAAGACGGCACACTGTGGCTGAACATTGGAGATAGTTATTGCAATTCAAACGGATATGCCAGAGCGAGTGCGCAGTTCCAGAGAAAAGGAAGAAATAACGCACCGGCTAACGACAGAGACTTAACAGCACTGCACAATTCTGGATTCAAAACCAAAGATTTAATGGGCATTCCGTGGATGTTGGCCTTCGCTCTGCGTAACGACGGATGGTATCTGCGTCAGGATATTATCTGGGCGAAACCGAATCCGATGCCAGAGAGCGTAAGAGATCGGTGTACAAAATCACATGAATACATATTCCTGCTCTCTAAGTCAGAGAAATATTACTTTGACAGCGAGTCCATCAAGGAAGATGCCACTACCCATGAACACAGACCACCTGGGGTCAAACGAGAACGGGTATATGGATACCAGAGTAAGCGCAACTTACATCCAGAAGCCTATCTTGCTACAGCTGCGAAGCCTAGCGGCACGAAGGGCAACGAGAACTATCAGCCCAATGGGAAACGGAACAAACGCGATGTTTGGAACATTTCGACACATCCACACAAAGAAGCACATTTTGCGGTGTTCCCAGAAAAGCTAGTTGAACCGTGTATTTTAGCCGGTTCAAAAATCGGGGGGGTGGTTCTGGATCCGTTTTTTGGAAGCGGCACAACGGGCGTAGTAGCACTGCAACGGCAACGGCATTTTGTAGGGATAGAACTGAATCCCGATTATGTAGAGATCGCAAGAGATCGACTGTGCAACATCCAGATTGCATTTACCTGAGGAATCATGAAAGACATATTATTCCAGAGCAATTCAGACGAATGGGAGACACCGGAAGACGTTTACAGCGCACTGGATGCGGAATTTCACTTTACGCTTGATCCTTGCGCTACAGATGAGAACCACAAGTGTCAGAAATATCTTACAGTTGCGGATAACGGTCTGAATTGTTCCTGGGGGGGGTACAAAGTCTTTTGCAACCCGCCATATAGCCAGATTTCCAAGTGGGTGCGGAAAGCCTACGAAGAATCGCACAAGGACGGAACTATTGTTGTGCTGCTAATACCGGCAAGGACGGACACAAGATACTTTCATGACTACATCCTGCACCGGTCGGAGATACGCTTTATCAGGGGCAGGATAAAGTTCGGCGATGCAAAGCATAATGCACCATTTCCGAGCATGATTGTGATCTTCAGAGCAGCAGGAATGTGAGGTGACAATGATACACATCAGCGACAGATGGGAGATAGACACCGATCCCAGGAACTATATTCTCATCGAATCTCACGAGGTCAAGAAGAAAGACGGAAGCACGGTGATAACGTCAACACGATACGGCTTTTATCCCACCCTGTCGCTGTGCCTTAAGGCGATCATACAGCAGGAGAACCTGGACATGATCGGAGACGGCTATATCTCACTCCGGGAAGCGCTGAGAAGGTCGGAAGAGATCGAAAAAAGAGTATACAAGGAGTTCTTAGATGGCGTGTGCGGGACCGTGTGACAAAGATTGTCCCCGCCGGTCCGCCACCTGTCACAGCGAATGTCAGAAGTATTTACAGTACTGCGAAGAGCGGGAGCAGGAGCGCCACCGGCGGTTGATAGACAACATCATAGACCAGAAATCACCATGGGTTGAGCGAGATAACACTATCTGGCGAACACACAAAGGAAGGGGGCACAGATGAGAGTATTACTTGACAAAGGGGCATTCGCCCCGGAAAAAGCTTATGCAGATGATGCGGGATATGACATCAGGACACCAATCAAGATCGTTGTTCCACCGACTCAGGTTTGCCCGAACAGCTTTGATGCTTATGTGGGTGAGGTGAAGGTAGACACCGGCGTTCACGTAGAGATCCCCAGGGGATATGTGGGGATGCTTAAGAGCAAGAGCGGGTTGAACCTTAAGCACGACATTATCGGCGAAGGAGTCATAGACTCCGGGTATACCGGCAGCATTAAGGTCAAGCTCTACAACATGGGTGACTTCCCACACGTATTTCAGAGGGGCGATAAGATCATTCAGCTTGTGGTTGTTCCGTGCCTGTCTGAAGAGATCGAGGTCGTTGACCACCTGGAAGATACGGAACGGGGCGAAAACGGATTCGGGAGTACAGGACGATGACTATATACGTTGACAGGAAGTGGCATCACGGAAACAATCAGGTGCTTGTTCGGTGGATGCTTAAACACAATCTATCTCCGAAAAAGCTTGCAGATAAAATCGGCGTATCGAGAACCACAATACAAAGGGTTTTAGCTGACCGGGGAGAATTTACCAAATACGTCATTGATGCGCTTTTAGACGAAACCGGTATGACTTATGAGGAACTTTTCAGATGGCAATAATATCTCACTTAACGGCAGTAGGAATAGGCGTACTGATGGGAATGATTCTAGCTGCTTTAGTGGCGGCAAATGAGGACTAGGATGTTTGATCAATCAGCAAAGGAGGACAAGGGCAAATTGGAGGACTTAATCAGTAGAAAGGCGGTCAGATACAAACTGACAGCACTGGTTAACGAATTTGAGGAGATTCTTTCCCACATAAGGGAACGTGAAGTCGATGATTCCGTGTGTGGGCTATGTGAGTATGACGGTGCTTATGTTGGAGAGTCTGGAGATTGGTGCAACGAATGCCCGGGATTTGATAAAGATGATTGTTTTAAGCTGAAAGACAAATACAGAAAGGAGTGGCTCAACATAGATGGATGACTTAATCAGCCGGGAAGCGGCAATCAAGGCAGTGCATGAGCGGGCAGGAGTAGACGGGTTTATTGATCTGCCACAGGAGTATGTCACGGATGCTATACGGGCGTTGCCGTCCGTACAGCCTGAACCACTGACCGACAAAGAGCAGAGGATATTTCTTGCGGCAATGGGACGGGAGGAAAAGGTCTGCGAAGAGGTAGACAGGAATTACGTCAGAGAGCCGTATGAGGACAGCCTTATGCGGGTCTGCAAGGAGATCAGACGAAAGGTAAAAGGTGCGCTATGGACTTAATCAGCAGACAGTGGCTCATGGAGTGCGTGAATGAAGGATGGATTAAGTTTGATTCCGAAAAAGATAAAACAAATTTATCCACTTGGTAAGAGATACGGCACCATCCGCAGAGCCTGAGAGGATCAGGGGACGGTGGGAGATGAAGCCTGACCCTTATGGCTTTTTTGATGAAATTCCTGTTTGTTCGGAATGTGGATGCACAACAGAGATGAGAAAGGTTTATAAATTCTGCCCGAACTGCGGTGCAGATATGAGAGGTGAACAGGATGAGTAAGGACACCATATACAGGCAAGCGGCGATTGATGTTGTTAGTGAACATTGTGGAATCTGTATTCAGCGCATTGTGGACTTGCCTTCCGCACAGCCTGAGAGGATCAGGGGACGGTGGCAGCCATTTGACCTGACATGGGGGCGTAGTATATACGCTTGTTCTGTGTGTGGACAGGGTGTGGACGTTCCGACAGAAATGGGAACACCAATTTATAGATACTGTCCGCAATGCGGAGCGGATATGAGGGAGACGGATGGAAGCGAAGATTAAAAGGCCTTTACCACCGGCACCGGAGCCGACTAAATCCCCGGAGCGATGCAGCCCAGGAACGGCGGTAAGATTAGCACAGCACAAGTATGATCAAGTGACAAGGTACATCAAGTACAAGCGCACAGGGCGGAAAAGGGTATGATTAATTGCTCCTGTACTGAGTGTAAATACCGGTCACCGTTTAGCAAGGTATGCCAGGCAGGGAAAATCACCTTGACGGACAGGGAAGTGCATACTAAAGACGGCTATATGATGATCTGGATATGTGATCACTATACGCCAACAGGCACATTAACGGAGTTACAGAAGGCGTTCAGAAGGGCTTTACATGACGATTCAGCAGAGGTTACACCTGATCAGGATTAGGGAATCAGAGATAGAACGTATACGGGAGATGATAGCGGAACATATGTCACAGTTGGAACCGCAATCCCCTAGATATGATTCGTCCAGGGTACAGACCACACCGGAGAACCGCACGGAAGCAGCTATATTACAAGTGCAGGCCGAAACGGAACGCTTACAGCGCCTTAAAGCCCGTCAGAGTGCGGAGAAGGGAATTATCCGGTCACATATCGAGACGATGGATAACAGGGCTTACAGGGACGTTATAACGCTTTTCTACATGGTCAGGAGACAATCAGCCTATCATGGCTTGACATTGCCTATGAGATGGGCAGATGTGGCGTCTAAGATGGGATACTCTGCGAGTCACTGCAAGCGCCTTCACCGGCTGGCGGTCGATGCTCTGGAAAAGACATTCAAGGCATAAAGAAAAGCCCCTGGAAGATCTCCGGGGGCTTTATCTTAGTATTCGCACTGGGTTAGCATCTGGTATCCTTCCGGATGCAAGTTGGTGTAAACCTTGCGGATATACCGGCTGATATATCTTATATCCTCTTCGGTCAGGTCGGTGAGGTTCCCTTCATCGTCCGTGTCTCCTGCTATGATCAGGTTCCCGACAAGCATTACGGTTCCCAGGTTCGAAACGGCGGAGATTTTCGGTTCATCGGTCAGGAGTCCTTCATCGTCACAAATGATGTTGTAATACCTGTGCTGCTTTCCGATCGCCCTATAGGCGATGTCAACCAGGGAAACGCCCATGAGTTTGTACCAGTCTTCCAGGCCTTCAGGATTGACAATCTTTACAGTATCGGTGTCAACGTTAATGAGTATGCTTTGCATGGGTTATCTCCTTTCGGTTCTCTGGCTTTCCCTTTCGGCGATCAGGGCGGCTGCTGTCTGCTCGTCCAGGTGGTTTATCACGGTGTCATCTCTGGTAAGGATTCCGTCATCATATCTAGGATCCATGAGGTTTACGGTGCATACAATGTCACCGGGTACGATGTAGTCCAGGCCTGCAAAGCTGATGTAGTCATAATCGGGATTGACCGGGTACATACTGTCTGTAAGAATCATTCCGTCTCCGTCCTCATTGATACAAAGGGCGGTGCAAGTCCAGACGTAGAAGCTTTCCGGAAGATCTTCGGTCTGGTAGATGATCGGCTCCGGGTTGTAGGTGTATTCAATCACGGGGGCGGTGGTGCTGGCTCCGGTTACGATACCGGCGAGACTGATTAAAACGGCTGCGATTCTAGCTTTCATGGTATTTGTCCTTTCATGTGTGGTGGTTTGTGGTTCAATCCCCGGCGGCGTATCGAGCGCCTTTGTCATCCTCTGACCGGGGCGGTTGTTCGCTTCACTTGCCGATGTATCTGTAGTCACTGAGGAACTGATTAATGTCTCTGAGTCTCCATCTTTGCAGGTGGCGGTTCCCTTTTTTGGTTCCGGTGTAAACGGTGTTCGGTCCGGTGATCGGGTTAGTTCCCTGGATGAACTGAGCCACTGCATAGTGTCCGCAGCTATAGTGAACAATTTCGATGTACTTGTTCGGATTGTGCCTGCTCTGGTAGATTCCCATGGTCTTCTTCATGTCTGTTCTCCTTTCGTGGCTGTGTTTATGTTTCAATCCCCGCTCCGGTGGTGGTCCGGTATTGGTTCTCCCAGCGGGGGGAGTGTTACCATTCGTGCCGTCTGAACTTCTCTATTGCTTCTCGGCGGCTAGCTGCCTGAATCCGTCCCTGGTAAAGATCCTCTATCAAGACTCGGCAGCTGACGTAATCGCTCCATTCATAGTCAAGGATCAGTGCGGCGAATCCTTTGCAATCAATGCACTCGTTCAGTTCTCTTAACATGGCCTTGTCTCCTTTCATCTCTGGCAGATGTAAACGCCGTTGTGCTTGCTGACCTGGGAAAAGTGGCGGTCGATCATTTCCCAATATGCTGCGGCTTTCTGGTTCCTCTGGTATCCCTTCGTGGTTGCTGCTCCGGCTCCGGTTCCGTTCCCTTCGTAAACGGTGATCAGGACGGTTGCGGGGTAGCTTGCCAGGTCTGCGAGGATCCCGTCTATCACTTCGTCCTCTGCTATGACGTTGAGGACGTTGCTGCACACTACATAGTCGGGAGTGATTGCCAGGGCTGCGGCGTTCTCTTCGGGGGTCCGGTTGTAGGGGTC